CGTAAATTTTTTCATAGTTAAGGTTGGGCGTCTGGGTGAGCGATCATCTGGACGCTCTTTTTTGAGCACTACAATGCACAGTAACCAACAAATTCAAACTATACCGCCAAAAGAAAGAACGTTTCCTTTGGTATTCAAAAAAAAATACCCATATTCACAGCGCCCAAACATTGTTGAACCTTTATATGTACTCTCTCTTATTGTGTAATCCGTGAAATCGGGTTCCGATGTCAACAATCGGTGGGCACACGATATGAGAGAGTTCGCCATTTATAGCTATGGATTTTAAAGACACTATCAAACAAGTGGCAGAACGCGTTGCCAAACTAAAAGACAATCTTCATACTGAGGAAGCTACAAAAAACGCATTAATCATGCCTTTTATTCAAGCATTAGGCTATGACGTATTTAATCCTTTCGAAGTAATGCCAGAATATACATGTGATATAGGCACTAAAAAAGGCGAAAAAATAGATTATGCTATTCTGAAAGACAATGAACCAGTAATACTCATTGAATGTAAACACTGGGCCGAAAAATTAAATTCACATGATAACCAGTTATTACGTTATTATCACGTATCATGCGCTCGATTTGGAGTATTAACTAATGGTATTGAATATCGCTTCTATACAGACCTGGAAGAACCAAACAAAATGGATGGAAAACCATTTTTGGTATTAAATATGCTTGATTTACGAGATAATCAGATAGAAGAAGTCAAACAATTTCATAAATCATATTTCGATGTTGAAAGCATTGTCAATGCAGCTAGTGAGTTGAAGTTTATGAAAGGCCTGAAAGATATTATTCTTGCCGAGATGGAATCCCCGAGCGAAACTTTGGTTCGATTGTTTACAAAACAAGTATATTCAGGCGTTGTAACAGCTAAAATACTTGAGCAATTTACTGATTTAACCAAAAGATCCTTTAGTCAAGTTATCAGTGATATAATTACGGATCGTTTTAAAAATGCCTTAAACAAAGAAACAGAGAAACAAACAGATGAAATACCTCATGTAGAAATTCAATCTCCAACACTTGCTGAAGAAGAATGTAAAATCATAACAACGGAAGAAGAAAAAGAAGGATATTTCATTGTCCGGGCAATGTTGCGTAAGTACGTTGATATTAATCGCGTAGCACAACGTGACACCCAAAGTTATTTCGGCATCCTTCTCGATGACAATAATCGTAAACCTATTTGTCGTCTTTATTTTAATGGCGGCAAAAAGTACATTGCGACATTTGATGAGAACAAAAAAGAAACGAAAAATTTAATTGAGTCTTTGGATGATCTCTACAAATTTGAGGAACCGTTAGCTAGTATTATTAAATTCTATGACAATTAATATAATAAATTTATGTGGATTCTTGGATGGATTGTCTTTTCTATCGTCGCTGGTTTCGTCGGTAGTGGACGTAAAATTGGTTTTGGATGGGCCTTCTTCTGGTCTTTATTGTTAAGTCCGCTGATAGGACTAATTATAGCCTTTGCATCAGACAAAAAATCAGATGTGGAGCTTAGAGCAGTACAGGAAAAGCAAGCAGAAGCTATCCAGGTTATCAAAGAGAACAGTAAAAAATCAGTAACGGATCAGATTAAAGAAGCCAAAGATTTATTAGATTCTGGAACTATCACAGAAGAAGAATTTGATAATTTGAAAAAGAAATTACTGAATAGTTAATCTTTTGCATTGCAAATCCAAAAACTTTCACCATATTTGCAGTGCGAAACTACGATGAGAAATCATCAACCGAAGAGTAACGGATAATGCTCACAACATATTTGTAGGGCTTTTTTTATGCCCAAATTGTACGATATAGGCGGCTGCCATTTCCAGTGATTTTTCAGCTCTTCGGAGATGAACTCACGTAGTTTCGCGACGGGAAATGTGTGGCCGTCTTTCTTTTCACACAAAGCGAAACTACGTGAGTTATGAAAACAAATTCATTAACCGTACCTGTTACCGGAAGCCGGAAGCGCGTACAAGTATCCAATCATTTTTCCTGGACTGCGGTTCAGAAATTTTACAACGCCATGCCCGGCGAAGTTACTCCCTGTAAAAACATCTATGAAGCCAAAATGTACACGGCCGCTTTGCTGGCTGTTCTCTCTATCGTATTCCTGCCGTTGGTAGTGGCTGCTTGTTTGGTTTATTGTTCAGCGAAGAAAGGAGGCAAGATATGAAACGAAAAGAACCTGTGTGGGGTATCGTCACCGATGAATACACCACTGAAAAAGGCGGCACTCGTAAAGTCTATACCGTCACCTACGAACGTGAACGGGTATCCACTCTCCTCTCCCTTCGCCAACTCAAGTTATTGGCTAGTTTCCTATATTGGTTTATTTCTAAAGAAGAAAGGAGAAAGAAATGACACCGATTAACATTGAAGGTATTGTTCTTACTGAGAAACTTATCAGCTTTATAAAACAGTTTCAAAATGATCCCGAATTTATGGATGCTCAGATTGGTGTAATCGACAATGCCATTACCCTAATAGCTTGTGACTGTGTCTGTGAAAAAGGTAGGGAGCAAGAAGCTCTAAACGCTATTGCAGATCTGTGTTTCTTAAAACGTGACATCCGTTTATTAGAAGGAAAAGAAGATTAATGACATAACAGATATACCCTATAGATTAATAGGATACGTCCTTTCTTAAAGGAGGGCGCATCCTTTTTTTTGTAACCAAAACGAACACTATGGTTACAGACGAACTTATCAAAACAGAATTTATTCACTCCATCGTGACACGGGATATCAACCGAATTTATGACACGCAGGAAGAAGTAGTACGCCAAAATTTCAAAGGTAGAACCGGAAGGTTAGCTGAGTTTCTTAGCCAACATCCGGTATCCATATCCGGAGAAGGTCTGAAACAAACCTATCACATGAGAGTATTTTCCTATCTTCGATTCCTGGATATCCGATATCGTAAACAAGAAATGTTCTTCCGCCGCAGATTAGCCTTATATAACCGTGTCATCTGGGGTATATTATACAATGAAACCATGCAGGATTTGCGGTATGGCCTCACAGATAATATACGTGAACTGATGCGTAATGACTTGGAGCAATTCGGTGGTGTGTCCTCTCCGGAACTTAGAAACAGCTGGGCAAACCACCTTCTGTAGTGTCCTTTATTCCTTTTGCTTTGACCTCTACTTTCGCAAGAAAAAGAGGTCAATATGGCAAAAAAACTTACAGAAGATGAATTAAAATGGATCCTGTCCGTCGATGCAACAAAAGCACAACAGGAAATCCGGACTCTATCTAATGACAATAAAAAACTCAACACTACCAATAAAGAGCTAAAAGATCGAATGATCGATCTTATCGCCACCGGTAAAAAAGAATCCGACGAATTCAACAGACTTTCAAAGGAAGTCGAACGAAATAACGAAAAGATCGACAAAAACAAAGCTAAGATCAAGGCTTTGGAAGGCACAATGGGTATTAGCGCCCTGACAATGGCCCAACTTCGGAAACAGGCGAAGGATTTACAACGGCAACTGGATAACACATCACAGGCAACACATCCGGAAAACTATAAAAAGCTCGAACAAAATCTAGTGGCTGTAAAAAACAGAATGTCTGAATTAAAGGCAGGCGGTGAAAAAACTGGAGATGCATTATCATCCTCTTTTGGTAAAGTAACCACCGTTGTAAAAGGCTTTCTGGCTTTGAAAGTTGTTGGATATTTGAAAGACATCATATCGAATGCAATCGAAACCCGTAAAGAGTTTGCCAAATATGAAGCTGTCCTGCGAAATACTTTTCAAAGCCAGGAAAAAGCAGCCAAGTCCATGTCCATGCTAAAAAAATTGGCACAAGAAACACCCTATTCTCTGCAAGAGATAACTGAAGCCTACATTAAGATGGTCAATCGTGGAATTGTACCAACAGAACAGGAAATTATAAAGCTTGGAGACCTTGCCAGCTCTCAGGGAAAATCATTAGATCAACTTATTGAAGCTCTTTTAGATGCTCAAACAGGAGAGTTCGAACGCCTTAAAGAATTTGGCATTAAAGCCAATAAAGAAAATGACAAAGTAAAATTCTCTTTTAAAGGAGTTACAACAGAAGTCAATTTTACAGAAAAGGCCATATCTGATTACCTCTATTCGTTAGGTAACATTGAAGGTGTACAAGGAGGCATGGCTGTACAAATGGAGGAATTAGAAGGTAAATATTCCAACTTTGGGGATACATTAGACGCCTTATTCAATACGATCGGTAAACGAATAGAACCTATTGCAAAAAAAACATTAACCTGGTTAAGTAAAATGGTTGACGGTCTTAGGGTTGCACTTAGTAGTCTTGATGATTTAAAACAAGATGTTTACAACGATGCTGCCCAAGATGCCTATAATGACACCCAAGAGCAAGTCGATGTAATGGTTGATAAATTGGTGAAAAATGGTATGGATAAAAAAAAGGCCATTGAACGAACTATTGATATTTTACGAAAGCAATCATCTGAAGAATTAGTCAAAGCAGAAAAAGAACAAGCTGCATTAGAAGCTAGATTAATGAATAATTTATGGCCCTCTGCAAGAAAAAATATTGAACAAGCATTAGCCCAAAAGAAAGCAGAAGTACAACGTTATAAATCAGAACTGACAGCCCTTGACGATAAAGTCAAGTCGTTAACCCCTGAAAAGAAAGTTGTTTCCGATTCTGAAATAAAGAAACAAAATGTGGCATTTAAATCAGCGATGGATTTAAAGCTGCAACAGATGGATAATGCTCATGCTGAAGAATTGGCAAAACTTAAGAAAAACAAAAACGAGACTCAACAAACGGAGCAGTTTTACAATCTGGAAGTTCTCCATGCTGACGCTAAGTATTACTCGGATCGCCTTCAAGCATTAGAGACCTATCAGAAAAAAACAAATGATCCAAAAACATTATCAATAATTGCGAAACAGCAAATAGAAGCCCAAACAGCACTTCTTGATGTTCAGCAAAAGCGGGAACAGGAAATGATCAATGTCCTCAAAGACAACCGGGACAAACAAATGAAAATAGAGTCGCAATCATATAAAAATCAGCAGATCACTTTTGAAAAAGCATTAGCAGAAAAACAAATCTCACAACAACAATATGATGCTTTGATGTTAAGTGCGGAAACAGCGACAGCCGAAACCCGTCTTAAAATAAATCAGGATTACCAGTCCGACGTATACTCTTTAGAACTGTCATCCGGAACGATCAAAGCTCAGGCCATATCGGAAGCAAACGAAGCTGTTATAACTGCGGATCTTGATGCCGCCAAAAGTCGTGCTGCTCAACAAAAAGCTCTTCAAAATTTAGTAAAAGATTTTAAGTCAGAGTTTAAGCTAACAACTGTCGACGAAGATACCGAAGCTCAAATGAAAGTACTGGAAATATCTTATCAGGCTCGAAAAGAGATGGCTGAAAAAGAAAACATGGATACCGCCGAACTGGATGCAGCTTATGAACGTGCTAAAACCCAATTATTGCAACAGGAGGAAGATAAGCGAAATCAGATACGTTCCCAGTATGGTCTGCTTTCTATGCAGGAACAATATGATATTGAGCAAGAACAATTAAAACAGCAATATGATCAAGGCCTATTGGATGAAGAAGAATATCAGAAAGCTAAGAATCAAATAAAGGCCAACTATTTGAAAAAAAGTTATGATGCTTATTCAGAAATGTTCTCCGGAGCAATATCCGCTCTCCAAGACGCAGAACTAGCAAACATTGATGCCAAATACGATGCTGAAATACAACGTGCTGGTGATAATACAGAAGAGGTTGAAAGGCTGGAAAAAGAGAAAGAGAGTAAAAAGCTGGAAGTTCAGAAGAAATATGCAGGTGTACAGTTTGCAATCAAAGTATCTGAAATAATAGCAAATACAGCAGTTTCTATCATGCAAGCATTTGCTCAATTAGGTCCTATAGGTGGTGCTATTGCTGCTGCTATGTTAACAGCCACTGGAGCTGCTCAAATAGCTGTAGCCAATGCCGAACGAAAGAAAGTTATGAGCATGACAGTAGATGGTTCAAACAGTTCCTCGAATTCAAACACTGGTTCCCGCGTCATCACCGGTAAACAAGACGGTGGTTATCTCAATGTCGTTAGAGAACAAGACGGCAAAGAATTTAATGCTGTTGTCGATCCCAATAAACGTGGTTACGTAGATAAACCAACAGTCATAGTTGGCGATGGACCGGCCGGTAAAAGTCGTGAATGGGTAGCAAGCAATGACGCCTTACAAAATCCGACCGTGGTCCCTTTTATTAATGTCCTAAATGAATCCCAGGAGAAAGGTGAAATCCGTACTGTAGATATGAACCAACTCATGCGTAAACGCCTGGCCGGATTTGAATCAGGCGGATCTATATCTTCTAGCACATCAAGTACTCCCCCTGTAGTCTCCACACCGTCCTCCCCCATCGATAGCCTTGCCGGATCAGAGACTATCAAAAAACTTTACGACCTATTACATAAAATCGACAAGGAAGGCTTTAGAGCTTATGTAGTCTATAGCGATATCGAGAGAAAGAAACAAACATTAGACAAAACCAGAAGATTAGGAGGTAAATAATGAAACTGAAAAATAAAGACGGTGAATTATTCGACTTGTCACCTGACACACTGATAGAAATAGAACGTACCAATCCTTTTTTCATCGAATGGGGAGAACAGTCATTACCGATATCTCTCCCCCCCACTGATCGAAACAAGCGGTTATTGGGGCAAATACAAAATATTGCATGTCACGGAAAATCGGAAAAAATTGAAGTCTATTTGCATGAACAGGTCTTTAATGTAAAAGCACAGATGGTACTTCTTTCTTACAACGAGAAAGATGGCTTTGAATGCAGCCTGCTATTGAACGAAGGCTCTCTGAACAACCGGGTTCAAGATTTGGATATAGCAGATGTGTTTGGCGATGAAGCATTGCAGTTTTCATCCGTCAATGCCTGTGTAGATTTTCTTCGGACACTGATGAAAACCGATGACGAACGTTTCGCTATCTTCCGGATTGTCGCACTGCCGGAAGACAAGGGCAAATTGCAGTATCTTAACCAAGTGAATGAAAAACAGTCAGACGGATATTTTGATTTCACAAATCGAAATGAAACTGTTGAAACATCGAATGATCAGACGATCAATATCCCGGCCGGTTGCTATATCACTCCTTTTATCAAATTAAATTATCTGTTGAAACGGGTATTCAAGCATTTAGGATATACTTATGATCCAGGGTTCCTTTCCGGAACTCCCTTTTCGAATATGGTGGTATTAAATAATACAGCAGATACGATTGTAAGGGGAAGCATAAAAATGACCGATATTCTTCCGGATTGTTCTGTCAGCACATTGCTGAATGTACTCAGGAATAAGTTTTGCCTGGAGTTTGCGGTAGATGATGTAAAGCGCATTGTATCGGTCGTGCTTTTCAACGAGATTATTGATAACCTATCACATAAAGACTTAACTAATATGTTAGCAGGGAAGCCATCTGTTACTTATCCCGAATCTTACAAGCAATTGAAATTGCATACAGATTTCGTTCAGCATGTTTTGTCGGCTCCGTCTATACTGGGAGAAAATACAACCATTGAAGCAGAGCAGTCGGATTATGTATCACTGAAGAACTTATATCCAGATGCATTCTTCGATCGAAACAGTGGGACGATATATCGACTAGGGGTTAAAGGGAATAAAGGCGTGATTGAAGGTGTCGGGACAATGGCTACCGATTATTACACCGGTGGTTCGCTGGCAACAGAAGAGATTACATGCGACGAATGTATGCCGGGAATGGTTTGCTCAAAAACTACTGTTGGCGTTACTTTCTGGCCTCCGATTCCGGTGGTTGAAAAGTTTCGTTTTTTACATACAAAAATTATCATGGACAGTGAAAAAGAAAATGCTAGCGACACACGTGAAAGTGAAGGAAAAATAGACGTGTCGGATACAGATAAGCTACCGGTAATGCTGGCTTTTGCAGGACGCATATCTGGGATGGGATACGATTTTGGTACGACATCAAACTATTACAACGACAATAAACTGTGGGACTATACTTTGTTCTGGAATGGCCCCGATGGTTTGTTTGAAAAATTCTGGCGAAAACGTGACGATCTTTTACGAAACAGCATGCACAAAATATCTGTGGATCTATTATTGTCCGAAGCTGATAAAATGCAATTATCGTCTACCGGTAAGATAACGATCCAGGGACAGGAGCTTATTCCGGAAACAATACGGTATATAGTTGGTCAAAAGGATTTATCTACATCTGATTTTTATACAATATCAAAACACGAACCGATATCGATAGCTCCGGAACAGACATGGCCTGGTATTAGTAAATATTGTTGGCAGGTTAAATCAAGAACAACTCCTAACAGGTGGTACGTCGAATTTAGTGCAGAGCCTGAGACCATTTATTATGCTCCCCCTACCGCAGCAGAATACGCAGCAGGGGGACAGTATCATCAAGTTACATATAATAATGTAAAAGTAGGAAACAGCAAAGATGAGAACGGATCCATTACAGATCCGGAAGACGGAACTTTAACCGTATGGCTGGAACCCCAGCTTACTGATTACCCGTGGTAATGTCCTTTGTAAAAATATCATCAAACGTTTATTTCGTCCTAAAAATTAAAACAGATGGCAGGAGTAATACAAAAACCTGACAGTTTAAGTCTAAGCGGAAATATTAATAAATTCATTTTGGCTGGCAGTCAACCGGTATCCTTTATCTTAAAAAAAGAGGATACCGTATTGCTTGAAAGTGAATATATACCAGGTGCCGATAACCTTTTAGATATAGATGTCCGTGATGTGATAGAAAGCTGTTTGATATATAAACTGGATGCATCAAACAGTTTTTATGTTCAGACAGACCTGGCCGCCAATTTTACAGCCACAATTGATGGAACGGATTATCCTTTCCGCGTCATTCGGAGCGGAGTGGCCAATCTGGCAGATACGGCAACTAACTGGCTGAAACTGCATTTTCTAACCTGGCAACCGCGCGTTAAGCCGGTTACCTATTATGCGCCTGAATGGCTAACCTATTACGCAGTAGAAGAATGTACCGCAAAACTCAAAGCGACGTACCCGGACAAATCAACAAAAGTAATTTCGTTGGGAACTTGTGTTGCAGGTCATGCCACGACAATGAACCTACAATACTCGGTTATAGCCGGTAAACTAGGAAACACCTATCCGTCTTATTACGAAGTATGGACGGAGAAGTCCGGAACAAAGTTGTCAGAATCACAGGTGTATGCTTTTTCGGATCCAATGTCGGAAGACGAACAGTGGTATCTTTTTGAAAATAGTTTGGGAGGACTGGATACCTTTCGGGCAGCCGGGACAAACAACCTGAATGCGGAACATGAACATAATATAGCCGAATTCGGTGACGTCCGGGAAGAGTATCAGGTAGACACCCAGCGAAAGTATACGAAAAACACTGGCTACCTGGATGAATACTCTCGCCGTTGGCTGCTTGACTTTTTCCCCAGCAAGGCTAAGTTTGTTTACGAAGCAACGGCTATCCGGAAAATTGTTGTGACAGAAAGCAATGTAACATACATATCGAATGAATTGCCCAGTTCATATACTTTCACTTGGCAACTATCTGAAGTTTCTTCCTTTCTGAACCTTACAAAAAACGAGAGCGATATCCCGGATAATCTGGTCGCTCCGGATCTGTCATCGCCGGATTTTATTTTACCCCCTCGGTTAGCTGAATTTCCGCGGGTACAACTTACCGAGGGGGTACTTATTCCTGCATTCGATCCGTTTAATCCGAAACCGACAGTCACAACTTATGGGGCTATCCTTAATACGATCAAGAATGCAGTAATCAAAGAACTGGAGGATGAGATCGGAAATATTGGCGGCGGCGGTTCCGGCGGTGATTGCAATCTTGAGATAATTGAACTAGATGATCCGACTTTACCTACTAATAAAAATGTATTTTCAGCTCTCAGGACTCTGGATGAAATCAAAAAAAAGATAGAGGACAACACCGTCACTCTCGATGCCCGTTATCTGCGTAAGGATATAGATGATTTTGCAGAAGGAAATCTTGAGTTCCGGAAAAATATCTTCGTCCAAGGCGAAGCCGGTTTGACCAATGCCCTGATCGTTGAATCTCTCTACTCCGATATCCATGCAGCCGATTTTGATGTTGCAGGTTTTCACATTTCAGCCGAAGGTGATGCTTGGTTGAATAACATCTATGCTAAGAAGGATTCATATTTTGCAGGAAATCTATCATCTCCAAACTTTTCGTCTGGATTCCCGGCCGGCTACGGATGGGCGATTACCTGGCGCGACGTAGTCAATGCAGCTGGTGTTCTGGCAAAGAAGACACATCTTGAGATCGACGATGCGACTTTCCGTGGTGTTTTGCGCGTGTATGAGATGGTAATCTCTCAATTGTTAGGTGAGAACGGAACTCATTTGACTACCGATATGATGAAGATCAAATCGGTAGACATTGCGAATAAGATCATTTATCTGGACACAGAAGAAAACGTGTTGTATAATCCGTTTTGGACAGACGATGTATTAATGGTACAGCGTTTTAATGGAATGCCGACACCGGAGAATGACTATTATGTCACGAAGCAGTACGAATTTGCTGTTGAAGAAACGCATATCGGTAGTGTTGATGAAGAAGGGAATCGGGTAGACTGGATTAAGTACAAGAATTTTGTCGGTGACGAATCGCTCATGGCGGCCCGCGATACCCTTGTTCGAGTGGATAACCTAACCAATCCGGATCGTAAAGGCATCATCAAACAAACGTCTGTTGAACCCGGCAGTCCGTACATGGACATCATCTACGCAATGAAGACCGATCCGGAGAATGCCATCCGGTCGAGATTCGGGAAACTGGAAGATCTTATAACGTCGTACTGGGGACAACTCTCTGGTTATGGTCTGATGTGTGACAACGCCTATCTGAAGGGGCACTTTATGTTACACACTGGTGAAGACGTGAAGACAAAGTTTGAGATCATGGAAGGTTTGTTCCGCTCCGAAATCTCTTCGATCAAGACTCAGATATCAACTAAGGACAACTACCTGTCTAATGCTTCATTCGCGACCAATACAGATAAATGGTCGACGGTCAACGAACAGAATGTATTCGCTGTGAACGGTCGGATACTGATGTTTAACAACAACCTGTATGCGAATAAGAAAAAGATAGCCGCTATCGTCTCCGATGCCGGCCAGCGGGTATTACGTATTAAAAACAGTCAGGTCCGGCAAGTAAACTCCGATCTGGCGAACAAACCTTCGCTAGACATAACCGGTGAGACAGTAGTGATCCCTACGTTTTACGTGTCGTTCAAGTACCGTTGCCTGGTTCCCGGCTTACTGAAGGTAGGTTTCGCAGGCAAGGAATTGTACACTGAGGAAAACGTGTCGGTGTCAAACGATTATGTTTTAAAAGAGTTTAGTGGCAAGTGGGATGGAACCGGTGACTTTATCGTTGAATGTACCGGAGATGTCTACATCACTATGCTGGCTCTTACTACAGATGCCCTGGCTGATTTTAAGCTGGAGATGAAAACGATCATTGAACAGACCGACGAACATATCAAGTTGTTGGGTGAGAAGATAGACAAGAATGCCGGTACGATCACCAATCTGGGTATTGAGCTTGATAACGTCAACGAAGCATTGAAACTGTATGCCACGAAGTCGACTGTTAATGATTTAGAGAGTCGGTATCAGGCATCCATGTTAGAACTTACTCCTGCGAAGATCAACGCTACCGTTAGCGAACAGATCACCCGCGTCTCCGAATCGGCCAAAGCAGCTGCGATCGCGGTAGCTAACAAGGCTCAGGAGTCAGCGAATAAAGGTATTGCCGATGCTAAGGCTGCCAGCGACCGGTTGACCGGTTGGGCTAGCGATGGCGTAATCTCTCCGCCAGAGAAGTTGACATTGAAACAGGAGGCAAAAGATTTAGCCTCTGAAAAGGTAGAGATCATCGCCAATGCCGGCAAGTACGGAATCGCTACGACTGGTTATGTGAATGCTTATAACGCTTATCTAGGCGAACTCAATTATCATAGTACCGCTACACCGGAGAACATTGCGATCCGGACCACATTTGCAACCTATCAGACGGCTTACTATAATGCCCGTCAGTCTATCTTGGATCAGATTGCGGCTAAAACAAAGCAGAACGCTCAGGACTACGCCGACAATGTAGGTAAGACGATAAGCGCCAGCCTGAACATAGAGAAAGGCCGGATTGACACTCTTGCTGGTAAGTTTGACGCGAACGGCAAATTGATAGAGGGGGCCGGTTGGATCACAACAACTCAGGGTAATACTTGGTATGCCGGGAAGTCTTTGGAAAATGGACAGAACATTATATCTTATATCAACCAGACTCCCGGAAACACAGTGATCAACTCTAACCGAATTAACTTGGTAGGAGCTGTATCGTTTAGTATGTTATCTGATTATACCTCCGTTAATAATAGGATTAACGGAAAAGCATCAATGTCCGATGTAACAAATGCTTTATCTAATTATGTGACTAACTCCGGTTTGAATAGCAAGTTGAGTAGTTATGCTTTGGCCAGTACGTTATCCAATTATGTACAATCTGCGACATTGACTAGTACATTAAAAAACTATGCAACAAATACGGCAGCCGGTGATGCCGCAAATTCAGCAGCAACAGCCGAGTTTAAGAAATTGGCAAATGCGTTGGTTAACGGGACTACGTCTGTGATCGGAGGATTTATCAGTACAAAAGCAATTGATACAGATAGTATTTATGCAAACATGGCTTCGATCGGGGGATTAAGAATTGAGGATGGAGGGTTATTCAGTGAAAGATATACTACTGGATATTCCAGTTCAAAATTCTTTTTGTATTCAAAAGGTGACGATGCTTTTCTTGGTTTTTCTGCATCAAATGTTTGGGCTGGTATAGGATTGAATGTCTTCCCGTCAACAATAGATGGAACTGCCCTTGGACGTTTTGAAAACATGGTACCTAACAGTTTTGGTACTAATTACGGTGTTTCTATAGTTGTTAAAAACGGAAAGCAGAATAAAGCATTAATGGTAACTGGAGACACTCAATTAAATGGGGCTTATAGTAATATGCGTGTAGCATTATATGCAAATTTCGATAAAGAAAACAGCGAGGGTATTAAAGCCGGTTCTGATTTTATTCGTCTGTATTTCAGGAGATCAAATACGTTTGTAGTCCAAAATAATACAGGCATATCATATGCATTGTATCTTCCTGGTTATCCTACCGATATTCCAGGGGATTACGAGACCTCATTTATACTTGATATAATAATGGCTCATACAAACACTGGTAATATCAACATTCAAACACCTAATTCTCAAACATATTTGAAAAATGAAAATGGCGATATAGTGATAGATAATTCAGTGGCATCACAAACTGGAAATCTAAATATGAATAGAGGAGATTCTATTCGATTATTATACATGAAACAAGTTTATTATATACTAAATCGTAATTGGTAAAAAAAATGAAACAAGTTAATTTCAAAGCAGTAAAAGTCGAAACAAGTATCGATAATTTTGAAGTAGTTGATCTCAGAAAAGAAATCGGTAATGCTCTGTATAAGCGTGCCGAAAGTGTCTCACAGGATGATCTTGCTCGAAAAATTTATCATTCGGAAGGAGAAATCGGAATCGAAGATCAAGACTATGCTGAGATGATGCAGGTCATCGAGAAATCTTTTGTCCGCTATGTGCATGTTGCAATTTCCAAAGCCGTGAAAAACGAAGATGATCGGTGCCAGAATGAAGTAAAAAGGGTATAAAAATCAAAAAAACAGGAGGAAGCAATATGTTAAAGAAAACAGAAACATTAAGTACCACCTATACGAAAGGTATTGGCGATGATCTCATTATCCGTTACACAGTGAAACAACAGGATGGTGAACCAGTACAGTCAATTAACGCTAGTATTGTCCGCTCTGAAACTTATGCTGGAGCAGCTAATATGGATGTCGACGGTGCTATCGGTATCAATTTGATCAAGGGATTAAGTGCAGCTGAAAAAAAGTCAATACTGGATTCCTTGGTTGATGACTCGGAAGAAATCTTTACTCAAAAAACAAATGAAGAATGATGAATTTAACGGACAACGAAATACAAGAGCTGGCCCGGTTGATCCTTGATTGGCTTCAAGCACAGGCGCAGGGTGTAGGGGATGGCGATGTTGAAGTGGTCGGTACCCTGGCAAACATTAACTCTCTGCTAGCTTATCAGAAAACCGGTACGCTGGTTAAAATCGTCGAGGCGCCGCTATCCCTGTTAGGCGTCGGCATGCAACGAACGGAAACACATCTTCAGTGGAAGCTCGGTTCGGGAGCCTGGCAGAATATTATTCCCCTAGCTGACCTGATGGGTAAGGATTTTAAGTTTTCGGACTTTACTCCGGAACAACTTGCGTTGCTTACATTGACTTTTGATAAGCTAACACCAGAAGAAAAAGAAGGTTTGAAACTGAAATTTACCGACCTGTCAGAAGCCGACATTGCTCTGCTCCAGAAGCCGGCTACCGATGCCGCCAAAATCGTCGCCGACAAGATGGCTCAGATCGAGCAAACCGCTGATCGGAAAATAGCAGACTTGACAACCTTTGAAACTACGGCCAAAGAACAGGAAGCTGATCGTGTTGACGCAGAGAAGAAACGAAAAGCCGAGGAAGGAATACGGAAAACCGACGAAGCGACCCGTAAATCAGACTTTGAGAAGTTAAAAACAGATGCCGGCGAAGCTACGAGTAATGCTAATACCTCCGCAGCGAATGCAGACGAAAAGGCGAAAGAGGCCGAACGGCAGACCGGTTTAGCCGGTGCAGCGGCGAAGAACGCCAACGACGCTGCCGCAGAAGCTGTCAAGGCAAAAGAAAATGCAGATAATGCGACGAAATCGGCAAATGACGCTGCCGGAGCCGCAAATGGTGCAGCAGAGTTAGC